AGGTCACGATAGGTCACGATAGGTCACGGCGCGTAGTCTTGGCGTGGTTTCGCGTTCATCGATCTTGCGCCCGGCGTTTGTCCGTCATTGTTTTTTTTCGCGGCGGGGTCTTGCAAGAAAAGGAAGTTCGGTTGTAAAGTTCAGTCCATCACACGGCAGCAACACGTACGACCGGCGGGCAACGACGAAAAAATAAGCGTCCCGCTCCGCAACCAGCGGCAATCCGGATCAAGGAAGCATCCGGCGAAAAGGAGACCAAGCGACGATGCCGTGTGACTGGTGAAAGAAAAACCCGCTCATTCCTTGGGGGGGTAGGGGGGGATTGTTTAATCGGCTTTGCCCTTGCCAGCGTTTTTAAGGTCAAAAGCGCGATAGATATCGCTTAAAGGCAAAGTCAAAACCGGCGCACGTGCCCGCGAGCGGTGGGCGTTTCATCGGCGCTGTTCGTTAGTATGCAAAGCGCGTGGCATTGAATCGCAACACGTTATGTTAAATCGCGGGGAGGGGAAGGCGTGGGATTCGCCACAGAGCCGACCGAGTTGACGAATTCCCGACACCCACCTTCCTATAGACAGGCCAGTCGCGGGTTAGTCTTGGAAAGCGCCCTTGTATCTCGGGTTGTCGCGTTAGGGTTGTCCGGCGGGGTTGTTATTCGGTTACTGGGTACAGTGCTGGTTGTTGTGCGGCGGTGTTGGCGGTGCTCAGAATCTGAAAGGGCTTTGGGTTTGGGCGGGTTGCCAGACATCGTTGTGCGGCGCTGGTTGTCGGTTGCGTTTTCGGTTTGGTTTGGGCGTTGGTCTTGGCTTTGGGTTCGGTGCTTGTCGCTGTGTCACCTAAGGTTACTAGTATCTGGACTTTGCCTGTGCTTGTGCGCGTGACCCCACCGATCTTCCCCCCAAGTTTTTTTTGGGTTGCGTGATTATTATTTTTCCGTTATTGTATTTATTTTTTTACGGAACAATCCATGAAAACGCGAAAAACATGCAGTCGATGCGAGGCAGAAAAAGACATAACAGAGTTTGGACGTAACGCGGCAAAAGAAGATGGCCTGCAAAATTACTGCCTGCCGTGTATGAGGGAATATTCAAGATCACACGGACGCCGAAAGCCAGAGGGATGGGCGAGAAAAACGGCAGACATGAAAGCGTACCAAGCAATTTACAGACAAAAAAATAAAGATCGCTTGAGAAAACAAATCAGCGAGTGGAAAAACAAAAACAGAAACATTGAACGTGAACGAATTAAATCAAAAGTTCGATACGCAATAAAAATAGGCAAATTGATTCGGCTTCCGTGCATAACATGCGGAGACATGAAAGTTGACGCGCACCATCCGGACTATTCCAATCCGCTGGATGTGGTGTGGTTATGCAAGACGCATCACCAACAGCTACATGCCGAACAACGGTCTAAAACGAAGTGATCGTTTTTGACTTTGAATTTTATCCATAGGTTTTGACTTTGCTTTACGGTCAACGGGGTGGCAGATACGTGAATGTTGCGTTTTTCGTTGATGTCGAGTATTTTGTTTCGCGTGGAACATAAACCGATCTGGCAGGACAGGAGATTAAAGCCGCTGCACTACCGTCTGTTGTGGTGGCTGCTGGACATGGGTGCTGCGGGCGGGTTATTGGGTAGGGGCTGGATGCTGGTTGCGAGTATGGATTTGGGAGTGCACCGGATAACGCTGAACAGGGCGTTGAAGCGGTTGGTTTCGGAAGGGATTGTTGTTGCGGGCAGGAAAGGGAGTTTCGGGGTCAGGGTCGAGAGTTTGGAGTCTGACGCGGATCAAACAAGGGTTTATTTAGTGGGTGCGAGGGGGCAACGGATATGAGCAGGGCATTGGAGATTTGCAAGAAGAATTTGGCTCCTGCGAAGGCGAGGGCTGAAGAAAACAGGGCGGCGTTTCCTGCGGTTGCGGAGATTCTCAACAAATTTCGATTGGATAACGAGCGAAACGAGGGCGGGATTCAGTTCGATCCGAAAGTTGTGTGGGTGTTGAACGAGGAACGGGAAGTCGGGCGGGTTACGGATTACGGTCGGGCGGGTCGGGAGAGGTATTTGCGAGGGCTGAAAGCGTGATTGCGCTGGCGGCGTTTATTTGCGGCGTATGCGTTGCGTGTTGCGCGTGGGCGATGTGCGAGCGGGATGCGGTGTGGTCTTCGGTGTTTTTTTTGCTGGCGGGGATAACGGCGGCGCAGTGGTGGGGCGGGCTATGAGTTTGCTGGATCAACCGAAGATCAAGCCGGCGAAGGGCAGGATTGTCAGGCCGTTGGGGTCGGATTCTCCGTCAATTCACTCTAACAGGAAGCGTGTGGATGCCGAGCCTAGAGAAAAGGCTGTCAATCTGTTGAGTCCGAAAGAGCGGGCGGCAATCAAAAAAACCAATACGGAGTATTGGAAGATTGTCTATCGGATAAGGCAGATAGAGGCGAGAATAGAGGCGGAACAGAAAAAGCTGTTGCTTGCAAAGAAAGACTTGTCTGCTGTCGAAAAGAAGCCGCGATTTATACTGCCGCAGGGAGAGTAGGATATGCCGCCGATGCCCATGCCGAACGCCGATGCCGCCGAAGGGTTTATCAAGTATTACTCAGGCTTATCCACGGAGGAAAGCAAACTGCGGTTCTTGCAGATGTTGAAAGAGCGGCGGGATTTGAATCTCGACCCGATTGCGGGGGATTTGCTGCCTAAACTTGCCGAGCGGTGGGTTTTGGAGAGGGTAAAGCGGTAACGCGGGTATGAGCGCCTTTAATCTGCAAAACTTCTGGAAGTTCTGCTCTGCGTTGCAGATCGATACCAAAGAGTTAGGGCTTACTACGCTTAATCCCAAGACGCTGTTGGGAACGCAGCGGTATTTCATCGAAGAAGTTGCGAAGGGGCTTGAAGAAGGGGTGCATACCTTTGTTGTGCTGAAGGGCCGGCAGTTGGGGATTACAACGATTTCCCTTGCGCTCGACTTGTATTGGATGTTCAAACACAACGGCATGTCGGGATCGATGGTTACGCACGACGAAGAAACCAGAGACATGTTCCGATCAACGCTTGCGATGTATATGGATGGATTGCCGAATGAATTTAAGCGCCCACTTGTCACACATAACCGGAGTCAGCTTACCCTCAAGAATCGGTCGCGATTTGCGTATCAGGTTGCAGGTACAAGAAAAAACTCCAAGTTGGGTAAAGGTAAGGCTCTTACGTTCCTCCATGCTACAGAGTGCTCTGAATACGGAGATGAGGAAGGGCTGGCGTCACTAGAGGCGTCGCTTGCGGAACAAAACCCGAACAGATTGTTTATTTGGGAGACAACGGCGCAGGGATACAACGCTTTTTTCGATATGTGGGAAGATGCAAAGGCTTCGCACACGAAGAAGGCAATCTTTATCGGCTGGTGGCGCAATCAGTTTTACCGCAAGAAAAAAGGCAGCATCGAATACGAAGTGTATTGGGATGGCCGGCTGACGCCCGAGGAAAAGAAGTGGGTTCGTCAGGTCAAGCAGTTATACGACTTCGACATTGACGACGAACAAATGGCTTGGTGGCGATGGGCGCTGAACGAGAAGTCGCGGGATGAAACGCTGCACATGCAGAATTACCCGCCGACAGAGGACTACGCTTTTGTCCTGTCTGGAAGCCAGTTTTTCAACGCGGCCAGAATCAACGACGAATACAAGCGGGCGTCGAAGTTTGATTTCCACAATTACCGTTTTATACTCCGCGAATCGTTTGAAGATACGGACATTCAGGAGTGCAACGAGAAAAATGGAAACCTCAAGATTTGGGAGTTCCCCAAAGGACAGGGCCATTACGTTATCGGCGCTGATCCCGCGTACGGATCATCCGATTGGGCCGACCGGTTCTGCGTGTCGGTTTGGCGATGTTACGCTGATGGCATGGAACAGGTTGCCGAGTTCTGTACGCCAGATTGCTCCACTTTCCAGTTTGCTTGGGTCATGATCTACCTTGCCGCCAGCTACATCAACGGCGGCGGTTCAGTCATGCTGAATCTTGAAATTAACGGGCCGGGTCAGGCCGTTTGGCAGGAAATCCAGAATTTGAAGCGCACCGCCGTCAATCAGCCGGGCGAATCGGGTGCAAGACTTTACGCCGTCATCGCAAACATTCAAAATTACCTGTACAAGCGGTTGGATAGTATGGGAGCGCCGTCCGCCTATCACTGGAAAACAACCGGAGACACGAAAGAGCGCATGTTCAATTTGCTCAAGGATTGTTTCGAGCGCGGAATTTCTCTGGTGAAGTCGAAAGAAATGGTTGACGAAATGAAAAACGTCATACGGGATGGCGGAATTTTGGGTGCGCCGGGCAGGGGCAAGGACGACAGGGTTGTTGCCGCCGCTCTCGCGCACGTGGCGTGGGCTGATTTTGTCCGGATGCGTATGGTTCAGCAGGGAATGACGAGGGAGCAGGGCCGTATACGGGATCAGGGTTCGGCAAAGGATGCCAACAGCGTATCGGGCTTTCTTAAATCAATCGGATTGGCGGCATAAATTGAGCCTTAACGCATTTGGCCCGCGAAGCCTGAATTTCAACATTGCTGCAACGCAAACCCCATCGACAGCGATCCAGATTTCTGCCGATCCGTTGTGCGATGTTTATCAGTTCATCAATACCGGCACCGCAATTGCTTACATTGCAGTCGGCAATTCTAAAGACATTCAAGCTGCAATTGCCGCGCCGAACGTGCCGGCAAACGGAACGCCAATTCTGCCGAACGAGATTGTCCTGTATCGATTCGGGCCTAACTCTTGGATTTCCGCGATTTGCGATACGGGCAAGACAACAAACCTGTTCATAACCGTAGGCGAGGGAATGTAACGTGGGTCTGAAAGCGGTAGGTTCTTCCAGCAGCGGATCAATTTCCCTGCCGGTCGCTGTTGGCGACGGCGGAACAGGCGCAACATCTTTCACGGCAACCCGCCTGCTGATCGGAAACGGAACAAGTCCAATTACGACTGATGCAGGATTGACGTTTACTGGAGGCACTCTTTATACCAGCGGTATCAGCAGCAAGCCCTTAACCGGCAACGGTAGCGGAGCGGGCAACGAAATATTCGGCGCTGGCGCAAATATCAACAGTAGTGTGCGAATCAACAACACACTGCTTGGGAACGGCGCGTATGTAAATGATACGGGAGCCTTTAGTGATGAAAACGTAATAATTGGATGCCTTGCTGGAATACAGGGTGCTCGTAGATCGGTCGCCATAGGAAAAAGCACTTTCTTAAATGCTTTATTTGGGGAAAACTGCATCCTTATTGGATACAATTCTTCCGCTAGCGGCAACTTCATGACAATTGTTGGCGCTAACAACACTATTACAACCGGTCAAAATGCCACACTCTACGGACTAGGAAATACTTACAACTCTGCTAACGGTGCGATAGGAATTTTTGGGAATTTCAACACCTATTCTGGCGCATCTCACAGGGGCGGCGGTCTTTTTGGAGTCGGCCTATATTCGCTTCGAGATCGTGAGTTGGGCATAGGTCACTCGTATGGATTTGTTGGTGGCGGTTTCGGGCTTTCGTTCACCGGAGAAACTGGGGCGTATGTTCCCCGTGAGTTGGGCCGAACTGTTTTTGATTGGGTTGATGCAACAGATGCAACGCGGAAGTCTAGGGTTATCAACTATGTTCGCGACAATACAACTGAACGTGAATATCTGCGCGCAGAATCAAACGGCACTGGCGCAGATGTTAATTTCAACGGTGCAAGTTATACCTTTGCAGTTCCAGTCAAATTTGCAGGTTACACAGTAGCAACACTTCCAGCAGGAACAGTAGGTATGCGAGCATATGTAACTGATGCGCTTGCCCCAGTGTTCCTCACAGCATTAGTTGGCGGCGGGGCAATTACGTGCCCAGCATTTTACAATGGCGCGGCTTGGGTCGCAGGATAGGGGATAGTAATGGCAATTTATACATACGAAACCAATGCCGACGAAGATGCGGCACTGAACTTGGAACTGATGAAAATCAATGGGCAGTTAGTATCTCAACAGCGCCCGCCAGTAGGTCTTGATGGTATGTGGCAATTGCTAATTGCAGATCGCTTGAAGCCGTTGACGCAGCAAGTATTGCAGCAGCGATTGCAGCCGGTGATTGAGGCTTACATGTCTTGCGACTGTCCGGTTAAGCGCCAAGCGATACTCGACGCGGCGGCGGAAGCGGGGAAGCAGTAGCATGGATGCAGCGGACATGGCGGCCTTGGGGTAAATGAGAGTTCAAATTCCGCCGCCGCCGATTTTGTTCCGAAAGATTCTGCGGTTTTCAATTTGGCGATTCCGGTTTTCTGTCGAATGGAGAAAACGAATTGGCTGAAGCGCCTTCGCATTTGACAATGCCGGTTGAGGAAATCCGCGCAAGATTAGATGCGGCGCGGAAATATTTTCCGTTAAGGCAGATTGCCAAAATAGGTAATTTCAAAGGATCATCGTTACTAGGATTTATTGCGGGTCGAACGCCTAAAAAAAACGATAGATTCGGCCCGATGCGTCTAAGGCGTCTTGCGAAAATATGCCTTGATATTGAAACCGGCGCACTGCGGCATAACGGGAAGATGGTGGGTCGCGGCAGCAAGGCTTGGGCTGACGAACCGATACGACCACCTGTTATTGTGCATCGCGTCATGTTTGGACGATCCGGATCAGCGCCAAAACTGGTAAAAGGCGAAACTCCTGACGGCCAGAAAATGCCTTCTTTCGCAACTTTGTTTGCCGGAAAACCGGCCATTAGATTGCCGAAATTGTCCTTTAAGCGTTAAATACGGAAGTTAAGGAGCCTAAAATGCCCGTTTTACACGACTATTCTTGCAAGGCGCACGGTGTTTTCGAGAGCATGACCGGCGCGTGTCCTTACGGGTGCGGCGCTTCTATGGTGGAGATTACCTATCTTCAGCCTGCGGGCCTTACCTCGTTCAGAACCAAGAATATCGACAAAACGCTTGGCAATCTTGCCGCCGACTTCGGGTTGACGGACATGAACAATCAAAACGGCACTTCTGCGGTTGTTCGCCCAAATTCCAAAGCCGTAAGGCAGCAGCAGGAATTGATGGGCAAGCTAGGCGATACCTCAAGCGCATGGGGCAATGTTCCGCAGGGTAACGCCGGCATCTCGCAGGCATTGTCCACTACGCGGGCATTGCCGGATAATGCGCTGCAATCCCTGCGGCCTGCGCTGGCGCAGCCGAAACCGATGGTTGTTGCGCGTCACGATGGCGAAATCAAGGTATAGCCCATGAACATACCCGAAAATTTAGTTGATAGAGAGCGTTTCTATCAGGACTTGATCCAGAAGTGCACGGCATCGCAGGACGACAGGCGTGTTGATTACGGCCTGATGCGGCACTTTTATCTGTTCGGCAGATCGCCGGATGAAGCGGAAACGCCTTACAACAAGATTTTCCCGCACATCGACATGCTGACAGCGTTCCTGTTTGCCTCCGAGACAACGCGGTTTTCAACGCACTTCGGCCCGCATGTTTCAGAGCACGAGTACGAGCGAATAATCCCTATCAACAGGGCAATCAATGACCAATGGCTAATCAGCAACGCGGATCAGACGTTCGGGCAGGGGCTTACGTGGTCGCTTGTCTACAATACAATGATTTTCAAGATCATCGTTCGCGCCAATGACAAAGGATTGAAAAGTATTGATCCGTTCATCATTGACCCCGGCTCATTTGGCGTTCTGCGCGAGGATATTCCCTACCTCGACCGTCAGGAGGCAATGGTACATACGTTTTATACAACGAAATCGCAGCTTGAAATAGACTTGGAGAATCACCCGCAAAAGGCGTCAATTCTGGCGCGGCTGGACGCTTTCCCGCGCACGGACAAGGAGGCTATGCCTTCCGGTGTTGATCGCATCATCCTGTCTGCCTCAACGCCAACGATGCAAGGTAACGCGCAGGTGCCTCTTAACGGCAACATGGATTACGCGCCGAAAGTTTCGGAAGATTTGGTTGAAATGCAAGAGTTGTGGTTGTGGGATACCAAAGTTGACGACTACAGGGTAGTCACCCGCGCCAGCAACGATATAACGATTTACGACCGGCCCAACTTTTTTATTAAGGGCGAAATTCCTTTTGTTCAGATTTGCCCCAACCCGATGTATTCCTACTTTTGGGGAATGTCCGAAGTCAACGGACTTATCGGGCTTCAGAAGTGGCGCAACGAAAGGACTTTGCAGGTAAAGAATTTGCTGGACAAACAGGTTGACCCGCCAACATCCCTAACCGGATGGATGGGGCTTATTGACGAAAAGAATTTTGCGCTCAACATGCCGGGCGGTGTTCTTTCCACTGATTCAATGCAGGCAAAAGTGGATCGCCACAAGCCGGATATTCCGAACGATATTTTTGCCGTTATTCACGAAATAGATTCCATGTTCTCCGAGCGCAGCGGTTTGCAGAACATCATGATGGGGAAAGGCGAATCGGGCGTCAGGTCAGGCCGGCAGACTTCGGAGTTGGCAAGGCTTGCCAGCGCAAGGATCAAGAAACGCGCTCTTGTGGTAGAGGATGCGCTTGAGAAAGTGGCAACGCTTTATCTGAAGGTCATGCGTAAGCACGACACGAACGACATGAAAGATTCGGAAGGCAGGCCGTTTATTCCGGCGCAGTTTGCAGACGACTTTGTTGTGAAGGTTGACTCGCACAGCAATAGCCCGCTGTTTGTCGAAGATCATAAACAGCTTGCACTTGAACTGTTGCAGGCCCACGCAATAGATCGAAACTCGTTTATCGATATGCTTGATCCGCCCATGAAAGACTTGTTGTTGCGGAAATTGAAGGTCATCGAAAAGAAAGAAGCCGAGGCAAAACAGCAGGAAATGGCAATGCAAGCAAAAAAAGAAGGCGCAGACTTGCAATCTGAAAAAAAGTAGAGTAAATGCTTACTTCAGGGTATGGCTGCGTTCCCTTTAAAACGTGGCCGCTTCGTAAAGGAGATCGACATGGCCCGCCGTGCTCGTCGCGCTAAACGCGCTTCCAAGAAGTAATAAACTGGATTCTTCCGGTTTAGGGGTGTCCGTCACGCCCCGCTGCTCATCCCCCAAATGCCAACTAGGAGATTGACATGCGTAAATCGTACCGCGCCAAACGTAAAACCCGCCGGTAAATCGGCATTGGATGTCCGTCAGCATCCAATAAAAATTTGACTTTATTGAAAAACGAGTTTTTAATACAAACCGTTTATCATGAAAGTCAGTGCTTACTGACGGAGATACACCATGCCATTAGGTTATACAGTCCTGCGTCAAAAGGTCGGCAACCAGACAGAAGATAACTTCGTCGCCGGCATCGCTCCTAACGGGCAAATCAACAATTTCAGCGGTCGCCTGACAGTTCCTAGTATTCCGATTGGCGGCGTCGCTTACGGCTCTCTCGGCACGAATACGACCGACGTTAGCGGCCAGCTTTGGATCACTGATCTTTTCCTGCCGTACAACCGCGTGGTTTCAACGATTGGCGTTCTGGCTGGCGGCACCGCCACTACGGACAACTGGCTTGCGGCGATTTACGACTCTTACGGGGTTTTGATTGCATCAACCGCCGTTGCCGGAAAAACGCTGTCAGGCGCAAACACTTTCCAGACTCAAGCGATTGCGTTGACGTATGCTCGTGGCACTACAACGGGCGCAACGGCGGCAACCAGCGTTCAGCTTTTCGGGCCGCAGCAGTATTTTGTTGTGGTTCAAGGCAACGGTACCGCAGCCGGCGCTTTCCGCACCGTGGCTACCGCAACCTATATCGACGTTATTGCAACTTCCGTTTCAGGCACTTTCGGCACCGTTCCGGCAACCATCACGGTTCCGACGACGTTCACCGCCGATAAAGCGCCGATTGTTTACCTGCAATAAGGCTTTGGAATGGCTCAAGACATAGGAAACGCCTTACAAGTGTCGCTAGGCTCTAGCCTGCCGACCTATAAGGCCGTCCTATTTGACGTTGTTCCGTACACTTCGGCAACGGATATTGTCAATATCAGCCTTCCGTCAACCGCTACAGTTGCGCTGAAAGTGACTCGCTGTTACGTGTCCTACAGCGCAACGGCGGCAGTTACGTCAGACGCATACCTGATCCGGCGCACAACCGCAAATACCGGCGGTACTCCGACAGCTTTAACAACGGTTCAAGCCTCCTTTTTGTCGGGATTTGCTGTGGTAACGCAATCCGATACGAGCGATGCGGCAACGGCGGCAACGGTTGTCGGTTATACGGTAGCGCCTACGCTTGGCACACCGCAAATTATCGACGGCGCACACATCACGATTCCGGCTGCGGCAACACCGACTGTTCCGGTGACGTTTTTTGAAGTGACGTTTGCGAATCGCGGTAGCAAGCCGCCGATTATTCGACCCGGACAATCTGTTTCGCTGTCTTTTGGCGGAAACGCGGTTCCCGCTGGCGCGTCGGTCTACGCTTCTATTGAGTGGGTTGAAGTTCCCCTCGCTTCGCTATTCTAGGAAAAAACGATGCCCGCTATCGACCCCAAACTTGCCGCCCTGATGGGTAAATCCGGCCCCGCTACCCCCCCTCCGGTGGGGCCGGATGCAAGTCCTGCGGGTGGCGCTGGATCGCCGCCAACATCTTCGCCCATGTCTGCCCCGCAACCTAATGCTGGCGAAAAACAGCAGGCGATGATTAAGGTTCAGCAGGCAATGGATTTGCTGGAACAGGCATTGCCTGATTTTGGCAGCGAATCAGAAGAAGGCGGCGAGATTATTAAAACGCTTGGCGCTTTGGGTAAAAAGTTTGGTGGCGCGAATCGTGCCAGAAGTAACGAATTGATGCCGGCAGAATTGATGAATTTGCTGTCAAGCCTCCCGCAAGGGCCGAATGGGATGAAACCCATGCCGGCAGGCGGCGGCGCACCGATGCCGCCCGCTGGCGGCGCTGCACCACCAATGCCCCCGATGGGCTAACAGGAGAAAACCATGTCAAATTACACCGGCGTATTTGCCCCGAAATCCTATGCTATCCGCGATCCTCTGGATAAAAAGCAGAATCACGGTCGCATTGTCAATCCGCCGCGCACCGCGCAATTGGGCGGCATGGACAAAACCAAAGAAACCAACGGCGTATTTAAAAACGATATGTCGCTGAAAAAGCCGAGCGGCACAAAGTAATTTTTTGCCGTTTTTAAAGTGATTACTCACATCCAACCGTCAGGAGAAAATCATGTCCGTATCGCTTGAAGGAATGACGCCGGAAGCCATTGCAGACCTTGCTGCATTGGCTAAAGGCTTGTCTGAAAACCCCAAAACTCGCGGTCAGTTTTTGGGAATGATGAAGCAAGCCGACCCGAATCTTTCGATTCCGGAGGTCGATATTCCTGCGCGTATCGGCGCGTCTGTCAAGCCTTACGTCGATAAGATCGCAAAGTTGGAGCGCGAAGGCCAAGAGCGGGCGATGCGGGATATGGTGAATGAGCGCCGCAGCAAGCTGGTCAAGAACAAAGGCATTTCTGAATCAGAGATTGCCGAAGTTGAAAAACTGATGGTTGAGAAGGGCATTCAGAACCACGATACCGCCGCCGATTTTTACCTGTCGCAAAAACAGGCGGCAGCGCCTACGCCAAGCAGTTTTTCTCAACCGTCAATTCCTCGGCCCGATCTGAAAACGATGGGGCTGAACATCAACCAGTGGTCGCGCAATGAGGCAACCAATGCCATTGCAGACATCATCAAGAATCGCGGTAGAGCCGCGTAACAGGAGAGTAGCATGAGCGTACTAGGTACCGGAATTATTCCGTCTGGCAGCATCGCCTCCGAACTGACGGCAGTAACCCGCCGTGCGTTCATCCCGAAACTCGTTGTTCAGTTGTACAATTCAACGCCTCTGTTGGCCGCGCTGATCGCAAATTCGCAAACCGCTTCTGGCGGCGTGTCGAGCGTGTCTGTGCCGGTGCAGGGCGCTCAATTTGTCAACGGTCAATGGTCTGACTATAGCGGCTCGTTCGCGCAGCCCGCTGTTCAGCAAGGTGCGTTCCTTGCCGAATTTAACCTGAAACTGTTTATCACGCCGATTCCGTTCCTCGGCATGGAAGGCGCAGTTCAGCTTGATTACGCGGTTATCCCGCTGATTGAGGCCCGCATGAACGACGCCACAAACGTGACTTGCGATGTGATGGCGACCGCGCTCTACAACAATACGTCGAACCAACAGGCGTTTATTGGACTTCCCGGCGCGATTGACGACGGCACCAATCTGGCGACCTACGGCAACATCAACCGGACAACCAGCACTTATTGGAAATCGAAAGTTTACGCTGCCGGTAGCGTAAACCCGACCCGCCAAAACGTGCTGCAATACATTTCCGGCACCGTGAAAAACGGCGCAGAAGTGCCGACCTTTGGCGTTTGCGGCTTCGGCACTTGGACGCTGTTGGCGCAAGATTTTGTCGGTCAGGAAACCTACATGATTACGCCGGATAAGGCGTTTGACAGCAATCCGGACGGCCCGCGCAGCGCGTTCCGTGCGCTGATGGTTGCCGGTGTGCCGATCTTTGCTGATCCGTATTGTCCAGAGGGCACGATGTATCTGGTAAACAGCAACTATGCTTCGCTCTACTTCCATGAGCAAGCCTCTTTTGCGTTTACCGGCTTTGAGTCAACGCTGTCAAATTGGCAGCTTGGCTATGTCGGGGCACTGGTAAATATTGCCGAATTGGTTGTCACCAAGCCGAAGGCAATGACCCGTATTGGTGGTTACAACAGCATTACGCTGTAAAAGGAGACACAAATGGCTTTTAATCAAATTGCTTTTCAAGGCCAGCCTCCGGCTGCTCGGAGCGTTGTTTTTCAACAAAACATCAACCAGCAGGCAGTATCGCAGCTGTACGGCAACGCGCAGCCGATTGCGCTTGCGCCTAGCGAAACCTTCCTGATTCCTGCGGGGCAGTGGATCACGCAGGCAGGCCAGTACTCGGACTTGCAGTATTACGATCAAGCCTCGCAAATTTGGCGCAATCTGATTGGCGCTGATGTGGCTCCGATTCCGCTTTCCTCGGACGGCACCAATTACCGGTTTGCAAACTTAACCGGTTGTCCGGTTGGCGCAATTGTAACTACGGCAGGCACCACGCTTGGCGCAACCGCTCCGGTGCAGATGTATACGCCGACCGGCTTGTGGCAAGGCGGTTCGTTTACCGCGCAAACCACGCTTGGCCTTACCTGCACAGCTTCAGCGGGCGGCTCAACGTGGGATACGTTTATCGGCGGCGCAGTCAACACCACCGTTACGATCACTTCTGCCGGCACTCTCTACACCAGCCCGCCGAAGGTTGTTGTTCTCCCGCCTGCCGCGCAAGGCTCGCAGCCGTATATTCCGGCGACCGTGGTTTGCGGTATCTCGGGCGGCGTGGTCAACAGCGTTGTTGTAACCAATCAGGGCGCGGGTTATGTTGCGGTTCCGACGCTGTTGATCCTTAACCAGCCCGGCGATGTAACGGGTTCGGGTTGCGTGTTGACGGCGGCGCTGACCGGCACCGGTCAGATCACTGCGGTTGTTATGGCAACGCCGGGCACCGTCCTGACCTCAACTCCGACTCTGGCGTTTGCGGGTTCGGGCCTTCCGGCTTCCGGCGCGGCTTCGGTCGTCATGAATTATTCGCTGACCAACACGGGCGCTGGCACGGTGACGGCGGGTTCGGGTTATACGAACGGTTATACGCTGTTCGCTTCAACCGGCCAATCGACTGCAACCGCTGTATATACAAATCCGGCGATTGAAAAAGGTTTGACCACGTTTGCACAGCCGATTATTTACTCGGCATCAACAACGGTGGTTGGCTTGAGCAACGCGGCGTCAATCAACTTGTTCTACGGCACCGGCTTCCAAGTTGCGCCGACGCTCAACCCTTGCGCTGGCGTTATTACGGCAGGCGGCGCGATTGTCGGCCCGACTGTTGGCGGTCAGAACGACGTTTGCCTGTTGTATCCGATTTAACATAACGCAAGCAAGGGAGGGCTACCCGTGCTCAAGGTAAAAAACCGTAGTGATGCGGATTTGCAAGATCGTTTTGACGGCGTGGATTATCTCTTTGAAAAGGGAAAGTCCACGCTGATAGACGAGCAGGTTGCAACACACATTTTCGGGTTTGGGATGGAAAACAAAATCCCTTACCTGACGAGATTGGGCTGGATGCGGAACAATCTGGAATTTGAGCAGGGCATGGAACGGCTTGCCTTGTTTACGTTTTCAGATGAACAGGATGTTGATCCTGACGAAATCCAGCCGCAAGCAGAGCAAGGTTTAGCCCCCTTGCAATCGGGGGCCGCAGAGGAAATTGCGACTGACGGCGCGGTGGAATCTGCGGTTCCCATCCCTTCGCGGGGCAGGCGGCGCTCTATTTTGGAACAGATCGGCGGCGCAATTAGTCGGGCGGCATCTTAGAGAAATCGGCGCATGAATGACGACACTTGCAAATTACATCACGTATACGCGCCGGTTGCTGCACGATGCAAACGCTAATTTCTGGACTGATTCAGAACTAACGGATTACATCAACGCAGGGCGCAATCGCGTTACCGCAGATACGGGTTGCAGTCGATCCCTGCAAAGTTATTCCCTTATCTCCGGACAGGAATCCTACGTTTTTTCCAGCGTGTTGCCGCTTGGCAGTACAACGATTGATGTTCTGAACATCACGTTGCTGTGGGGCAACATGCGCGTTCCGATGAACTATATGCCGTTCACGGAATTTAATTCCCGTATGAGGGTATGGCAATCCTATACGGGGCGTCCGGTTGTGTTTACCGTTTACGGTCAATCAACCGTGTATGTCGGCCCGATTCCGGATCAGGTTTACGTTACCGAGTGGGATACGGTTGTAAGCCCGACTACCCTTGTAAATTCCGGCGACGTAGAGACTATTCTGTTTCCGTACACTGAACCTGTTACGTATTACGCGGCTTACATGGCGAAATACAAGGAGCAATCGTATCAGGAGGCGCAGATGTTCCACGACGAATACAAGCAGAAGGTATTGACTGCTATCCGTTCTGGAATGACGCGCAGGCTTCCTACTGCTTACGGGGGCTAATCGGTGGCCCAACAAAAATCAACCGAAGGCCGCAAGCACGATCACACGCTGCGGGATTTTGGCGGCGTCAATACGCAGGCCGCTCGACAGGCAATTGACGATAACGAATTTGCATGGCTTGAGAATGTGCAGCCGATTGGCTCCGGCAATCTTAAGGCTGTTCCGTATTCAACGGATACGGGCATTACGCTGGCCGCAACGTGCAACTGGATGAAATCGGCAAATATCAACAACGTCGATTACATGATGTGCTTTTGCACGGACGGTTCCGCGTATCAGGTAAACCTTACCTCCGGCAGCTACGGCATCACCACGATAGGCAATGCCGGCACGTTTTCAGCCAGCGGCGTTTCGTTCGATCAGTGGAACAACACGTTGATTGTCATTGCAGACCCGACGAATGGCATATTTTCGTGGAATGGTACGACGCGGGTAAAGATCAGCGGCAGCTTTGCAATTACGGCCAGCATTTCGACAACGACGCTTGACGTTACGGTAACGGCGGGCGTTTTGGCAATTGGTCAGGTCGTGACCGGCGCAGGCGTTACCGCGAATACCATCATTACCGGATTCATTTCCGGCACTGGCGGCATTGGAACGTATACCGTCAACAATTCTCAAGCAATCGTTAGCGAGGCAATGACTGCTACCTCTGCCGCGCCCACGGGCGGCACGGCAATTGCGTCCTACGCAAGCCGGATATGGATTGCAAACGGCAGGACGGTTACATTCTCCGCGCCGGGCACGTATACCGATTTCACGACAACCGATTTTGGCGGCTCGTTTACCGTCAACGATTCTACGTTGCACTCCAACATTACAAGCATGTTGGCGACAAACGGTTATCTGTATTACACCGGCACGGATTCTGTAAGCGTTGTTAGCGATGTTCGCATTTCGACATCTCCCGCGACAACGCTTTTCTCAAATATCAATCTGGTTACGACAACCGGCACAAACGCTGCAAACAGCATCATTTCATTCTATCGCACGTTATGGATGGCAAACCCTTCCGGCTTCATGGCGGTAACGGGTGCTACGGCGCAAAAAGGCAGCGATAAACTTGACGGCGTTTATCCGTTAATTGCGAATGTATCTAATATTTGCGTTGGCGTTGCAGTCATCAACAACATTCTTTGCCTTGTTTACTTCTTCATATACAACGATCCTGCGGTTGGCGCTCGTCCTTTGTTTGCGATTTTCTTCAACAAGAAATGGTTTTTTGCATCACAGGGCAGCGGATTGACGTTTGCGGCATACGCCAGCCTGTCCGGTACGCAATATATGTTTGCGACAAGCGGCACCAAGCTGTACAAATGTTTTAGCAATACAAGTTCAGCAATTACGCAAAAGGTTCAAACAAAGCTATGGGATTTTGGTGAGGGAACGATAGCGGATACGCAGGTTTTGAAAGTTGGCGTCGAGTGCATCATGCCAAGCGTTTCCGGATCAATCTCTATCACGGTTGACAGCGAGTTATCTTCCAGTTCTCCTGTTGCAAACGGATCAAGCACAACAACGTGGGTGAATAACCTAAGCAATGCGGTCACATGGATAAATAACGTATCCGCAACGGTTACTTGGTTGGCAAATGGATTCTTGTGGTTCAGAGGGGATGCGTCGAATTTTGGCAAATATGCCGGATTGACAATTTCCTCTACGGTTCAGCAAATGACGATTAACGCGATGCAAATGCAATACGAATTAAGGGCGAGGTGGTAAATCATGGCGGTTACATTTCCGGTTACGTTTGCGGGTCTATCCGGCTCAATAGCCTTATCGAATCTCGACAACAATTTCAACGCGATAAATTCGGCAATCGGCACGGCTGCGGGAAATCTTGTTGCGCTGGACGGATCGGCAAAACTGCCTGCTGTTGACGGTAGCCAGCTTACTAATTTGCCGACTTCTTCAGGGCTTCCAGCGGGCCATTTGTTTGGTCTTACGCTGTCGAACAACGGAACGGCAACAAAACTTGACGTTGCTGCTGGCAGATGCCGTAACTCCACCAATTCCAACGATATTATTTTGTCGTCTGCAATTACGGGCGGATTGATTCAAACGTCAGGCTCTTGGGCGGCTGGCAGCAACCAAAACAAACTTGACACCGGAGCAAGAACAGTTAGCACTTGGTATCACGTTCACGCGATTTACAAAGACAACGTATCCGACGATTGGCTTTTTTCTCTTTCGCCTACAGCCCCGACATTGCCGAGTGGATATACCAAATTCCGGCGCATTGGTTCAGTGTTTGCTGATAGCGGCACCAACATCACCGCTTTTGTCCAAAGGGCAAACGAGTTTTGGCTTGGAACGCCTGTTGCTGACGTAACCGCAACTAATCAAGGTGCATCTGCTGTCACTAAGATTCTTGGCTCTGTGCCGACAGGTGTTAGCGTCAAGGCGCTGATGAACGTGCAAGTAACCGCAGGCGGCGGCAGTAATTTGCTGTATTTGTCCGACCTGTCAACCACAGATCAAGCGCCGTCTTTCAGTGCTGCTCCGCTCTCAACTTACGGCGTCAATGCTGCCGCATCGTCCGGAGGCGGCGCACAACTGGCGGGTATATGGACGGACACTGCCGCGTCGATCAGGACAAGGCAAACGGGAACAAACGTATCCGACGTTATACGGCTGGTAACTTTGGGCTGGCTTGATCCGCAAGGGAGGTTTGTATGATTCGCTACGTAGAGCGTGATCCAGATACGGGATTGATTAAGGGTGACTACACTGTGGCACAACCCGATTACGCAGAGGAAGCAATCGATATTGAGCATCCTGATTTTGTTGAATATCAGGCAAGACTTGCGGCGATGGCGGGCCAGTGAGCGACAAGATAAAACAAGTCGCGCTCGGCTTTCTATTCTGGATTGCTTTCAGTATTCCGGTGCTGCTTGCCATTATTACCCTGCCGTTTTTCATTCTGGCGTTTGCTTGCGGCGCAGAAAATCTGCGTCCGTGGGTTTACAGGGTAGGCAAGGCGCTGGATCAAACATCAAACGCGGCGCTCTTTGGCGGAAATCCGAAAGAGACTGTCAGTTCCCATGCCGGACGCTGGATAGTATCGGGGCGCAATATGCCCGCATGGGTTCCGGTGGTTGATCGTGCAACGGGTATTTTTGAGGATGACCACTGCGTAAAAGCAATTGAAGAACCATTTTTGGGAGAGAGTTTGTGACCGATGTGACCGATGTTACTGAAGAACACCAGAACCGCCGCAGTTATGATCCGAGGGTTGAGCGCCTTGTGTTGGATGTCGCGGAATTAGGGCGGAAAATGGAGTGTGCTCAACGCTCCCGCGAAGCAATTAAATTGGAATTGGCTGTTAATACGGAAATCAGTCGGCAGATACAGGATGCGGTTGCCAGTTTTAAGATTATTGCGACCGTTGCGAAATGGTTGACAGTTGTTGCCGGCGCGGTAATTGCCGTGATTGCAATGGTCAAGGGTATCGTTCACTTTAACGACGTATCAAATTAACCCGTGGATATTTCTCCTTTCTCAGATTTTCAGTATGAAAACCGCGAAGCGTGGAGAGATTTTTTGCTGATGAACGGTTTGTCGCATACCAATTACAATACTTCTTTGGAGTTGTTGGGCGTGTTGCCGGCGACATATCCGCTGCTGGACATTGGCGATACGCAGGACGCCAACAACGATTGGCTGCAAACGCACTATTTGGTACACAAGAACATTGCCGCAGTTCTTGGCCTTTCAGAAATTCCAGATTTGTCAGATGTGGAGTTGCACGACGAGGGGCAGTTTTTCAACTGGCTTCAATTGCATCAACAGCAACATCAATTGATAAATTCTGTGTTGGGTTTGTAGTATGAACAAGGGGGCTAAATTATGGGCATGGTTTGTTTTGAGGCTTCGCAGATAGGCGAGGTTTGGCCGTTGATCGAAAAGGGCATAGAAGATGCTCTTGAAACGTCCGAAGGCGAAAGCACTCCGGCGCAGGTAAAGCAGGGTCTTGAGGCGGGAAGAACGCGCCTTGTCATGCTGCAAAGGAACAAAAGCTATTTTGGTATGGTAATTGTTTTGCTGGATTTTCCGCAATTCAGGATCGCCAGAATATTGCTTGGTTTTGGGCGCGGAATTTGCGTCGAAAAGTCGGAATGGTCATTGTTGGAAGGGTGGGCGCGGGAAAACGGCTGCGCTTGCCTAGAGGCGTGGGTTGCGACAGAATCAAGGGCAAGAATGTTCCGGCGTTTTGGTTTCGAGAAAACATACCAGATAATCAGGAGTAAATTGTGAAAATATACACTCGGGTTGAATACGCATGGGATGCAAAAGCCAATAAATACGTCCTTTTGGACAGCGAATCTTTTGAGTATTTTGGCCCGATTGCAACGTGTACAGGCGCGGAGGCGGTTCCTGTAGCGGCGGAAACGGCTGGCGGCAAGGCTGCGGCTGATGCGGTGGCGGGAGATGCTTTTTTGCCGGGCGCATTGGGCGCTGATGGTTTAGGTGCGGTCGGGGCAGCGGGTTCCGGTTTGGCGGGGGATGCTTTTTTGCCTGCGGCTCTTGGCTCGGAGGGCGCTGGCTTGGGAGCCGAAGCTATCGCAGCACCGTTAGCGACCGGCGCTGAAGTTGTTGGCACTCCGTTGATCGATTCCGGCGTTACCAGTTTGGCAAACACTGGCACGGCTGGCGATACGCTGGCCGGTCAATCCGCGTTTAAGGGCGCGGCTGACGGCGCTACGCCTGCGCTTTCTAATGCGGTGCCGACCGGCGCGGGGGTGCCTGACGCGCCTGTTGGGGATGTTTTGAACGCGGGCGCTCCGGCAAGCGCGACTACGCCGGCTGCGGCTCCGAATCCGTTAGCGGATACGATGGCGGGTCAGGGCGAGGGCATTGGCGCAGGGAATAACGGCGTAACTGGCGGCGTCCAAACTACGGGCGTGACTACCCCCGCTCAACCCACCGATTGGCTATCTAAAGGCTTGAGCGCAATCAAAGGCATTAAGCCAACTGATGCGCTGACTGCCGCAGGACTTGGTTATAACATGTACTCGCAGCAGCAAGCAAAAAAGGCGATGGGCGACATGCAGGGCAAGATCGCTAATGCCGTGAAGCCTCTGGAAACCACGCAAGGGCAACTGTTGGAGCAGTACAATAGCGGAACCCTTACCGCTTCGGACGCGCAAGGGATTCAGGACTACATCACGCACAGCAAGGCGCAGATTCGCCAGCAGTATGCGGCAATGGGTCAGGCCAATTCTCCGCAACAGGCGCAGGCCGAGGCTGCGGTAGAGCAAAAGGCTGCGGCAATGACGGATCAGGCTTTGAAAAATTACCTTACGGAAGCCTTACAAACGACCGGCGCGATTACCGGCCCGTACGCGGCAATTGCGAATCAGCAGATTGCGGCAGATACCGGCCTGCAAAATGCGGCAAAAAGCGTGTTCTCGGCAATCGGGGCGCAGCAATCGGGGCGTCCGGCGTAACGATAGAGGAAGGCAAAAATGGTTGATTTTATGGCAGAGCAACCGGCTAATCCGTTGTACAAGATTGGCCCGCAGGCGCAGTCGGCGCTTGGGATTAGCGATCCAATCGCGGGCATGAATTCCGCGTTTAAGGCGCGAGACGAGGACATTTCCAAGCTACGCGGCAAGGAACAGGCGGCGCAGACCGGCTACGAGAAAGCCCGCGAAACCCCTAGACAGGCAATCCAGACCGAAATGGAGGCGACAAAAAAAACTAACGAAATCGGGCCGGAACACAAGGACATTGCCGACGCCCCGAAATTCTCTCGCACCGAGATTCAAGGCACTGTCGGCGTTCTGATGGCGCTGGCAGCGTTTTCCGGCATGGCGTCAAGGCAACCCCTTACCGCATCCCTCAACGCAATGGCGGGGATGATGGAGGGCTTGAACAAGGGCGACCAGCAGCGGTTTGAGAACGCTTACAAAGAGTGGGATGGAAATACCAAGAAAGTAATTGACCAGAACAAACAATATCTGGACAAATTCAACCGGATTATGAAAAACCACGATTTGAGCATCCAGCAACAGCAGGAACAAATGCGCCAGCTTGACGTTGAATACGGTCACAAGTTGGGGCTATTCCAGCATGAGCGCATGGACATTAATCAGCGCGTCAAGGACTATGAAACGATGACGCGCATTACGGGGCAGTTGGAAAATACGCGGGAACAAATCAAAGCCCGAAAAGAAGCGCAGGAACAAAACTACCTTTTACGCAAACAAATGATTCAACAGAGGCAAGAGCAATTTGAGCGCCGCCAATCAGAAACAGAGCGCAGGAATCTTGCGCTTGAAGAATTGAAATCTAAAGCGGCGGCGCAGGGCGGCAAACCGACTGCGACCGAAAGGCAGCACTACGTTGATAGCAACCAAATGCTAAAGTCGATTGATCGCGTTGAGTCCATGTTAAATGACCCTGAAACCCGCAAAAAGATTGACGATTCTAGGGTTGCAAACTTCCTATCCGACTCGGTTGAAACAAAATCAATTCAACAGTTTTTGATTCGACCAAATATTGACCCCGCCGTAAAAAATTATCTTGCGGAAGTGGCGAATTTGCGAAATCAATATTATTTGGATATGTCGGGAAAGGCGGTTACTGGCGGAGAGGCATTGAGAAACTACGGCGCTGTTGTGCAGCCGCAGGATTCTGCTGATGACGTTTTGAACAAAATGCAAATTGCCAAAACTCGCGCATCTGAAAAAATGAAAGACATGGAAACCTATTTCCCGTCATTGTCAATTATTCGCGGCGGCGAAAAATCCGCCGCACGTTCATTTTCAAGCGAGGCCGAAGCCGAAAAGGCCGGTTTGAATGAGGGAGACCGCGTTATTATCAACGGCATTTCTGGAACTTGGAAAAAATAATGCCTTTCGTTCCCGATCAGCTTGAACGCGCCAGATTTGTTCCCGATTCTCAGCCGCCGACAAAAGGCGACGCTATTTCCGCAAGCGTAGAAGTTCCGCGTCGCGCAACGGAGTCAGAATTAACACCATCAAAGCCGTCTGCTGGCGAGATAATGAAATCTGCGCTGTCAAATATTCCAAGCGCAACGGACGTTATAAAAACCCCTTACGAAGTTGGTGCATCGCTCGTAAGTGGCGCGGTGGCACCTGTCGGCGCTGGCGTTGTTGGCGCAGTAAGGCGATTATTTGGCGCATCGCCAGAGCAGGCGCAAAAGACTTTCAATAGCGTCATGGAGTCATTGCAGACTGACCCGAAAAGCCCCGTTTCTAAGTCCGTTCTTGAGTCGTTAGCTAAGTTCATGGACGTTTCAAAACTCGGAGGACTTACGCCGACGCTCAATCCAGCGAAGATGCCGCAGGCCGGAAGGGGCGCGAAGTCTGTTGCGGAGATTAAATCCCCAATTCCTGTCGGCGCGGCAACCGAAGGCGCAGAGGCGGCAATCAACGAATTGCAAAGGCAGCGCGGCGTTATTGAGTCAGGCAAGACCGGCCCGACGCTTGCCGCGCCGTCTGCCGTTGAAAAAGCAATGGCAAAGGCGAAGGGCGCAAGCGGGGAATTGCGAGATGTTTTTAAGAACAATACCGGCAAATCTTTTGACGTTGCCGCTGCCTTGCGCCAAGTTGACCAAGAGTTGAGCACTACGGTAGATTTGTCCGAAAGGGCGGCGCTAAATCAGGTCAAAGAAACTATTCAAACTGCATTGCAGAACGAAAAGGCGGGCGGCGGCACTGTTACGCAGTTTCCCGGCTACGTTTTGCAGGGCGGAAAAGTAGTCAAATCAAACGCGTCAACTCCGGCAAATGCCATTTCCCTTGACGCGCTGGACAACGTGCGCCAATCAATCAAAAAAACGGTTGACCAATGGGGCGCAGAAGGGAAGCCATTAGGCGATGACGCCCAAAGACGCCTGCTTAATGTCAGGGATGCGCTTGTTTCTAAAGCGCCGCCAGAATACAGCAACGCTATTGCTAAAATAGCAGAAACGCAGGGCGCTATTGAGCCGTTCACCGCAGAAGGCTCCATTCGCACAAAAATTACCGCAGACTCTACTAAGTTTGAGGGATGGACTGCCGCCGATAAGCAAAAAAAGATGAACGACGTTTTTAGCGGAACAACTCCGTCCGGTCAGGTTTTATCGGAATTGGTACGCGACACGCAGCACGACCCGAAGGCGTTGCAGTCTGTACGCAATGCGTATTTTGATTGGCTATCTCCGGCAAAGGGGATGCACAGCGTTCCAGACGCGAAGGCGTTTATTGATAATTGGGAAAAGACGCGGGAAGCCGTCACCAAGTCTGGGCTAATGACGCCAGAACACGCGGATACGTTTGAGAAGGTATCGAAGGACGTTCTGGCGGCGTATCAGGCAGAGCCAAGCGCGATTAAGCGTTCTGGCGAAAGCATTGCCTACATCGCCGGCTCGGTATTTGCAAACAAGGGTTACGGTGCGGCGCGTGGTTATAAGATGCTCTTTAAGGACGATAGCCGAAATATCCGAGCAGAGAATGCGTTGATTGACGGAATGATGAAGTTATCCGCAGACCCCGAAACCGCGAAGTTACTGGCATCGCCACCGACACCGGAAAACATCAAAAAGCTATCCTTGAAGCTGCCGCCCGATTTGGCGCAAACGATTGTGCCGATGATTGCTAGATCTGCCGCGCAGAAACCGCAGGAAGAAAAGCCGTCGCAAAAGATTGCCAACCCCTTTGGGGCTACCGGAGTGGTGAAATGAATTTCTTGTTTACCTCAATAATAGCAACAGGAAAACTTTGGGCGGCAGATGGCGTCTAAAAAAAAAGCGGGAATTGATCCTACATTGGAAAAGGCTATCGGTAAATTGCTTAAGGAAGTAATGGCAAGTACCGAGGCGACAATTACCGACAAAATGAAAGTGATTGATCGGGCCTTGAAGTTGGAGGCTATCAAGCAGAAAATGGGTGACGATACCTATGGCAGCGGGTTTTTTTCGGAAGATAGTAATGACGACCAACAAGGGGGCTAAATCAAATGGACGAAAAGCAAGTCAGGGCAATAATGATGTTTATTGCAGCGGGAACGAAAATTCTGTCTGCGCGTGTGGTGTTGATGCTGGCGCTGTTTATGACGTTCGGGCTTTTTGCGTGGGCGATGTATCTGCCGACGCCTGAACGGATAGCCGCCGCAACGCTTTTTACCTTGCTGGTATTTTTGCCGTCAATCAAGGCCGATTCAAAGCAGAACGAGGCAACAAAGCAAACACAAGGAGAATGAGTTATGGCAAGCCCAAGCATTAAGAAATCGCAACCGGCGCAAATTACCGGAACAACCGATTCGATGACAAACAACAAGGCCAATATCAGGGATCGTACTGCGGTTCCGGTGCGGGCGCAGGTTCCGGATGACGCAAACCACGATCAATCTTACCGGAATTGGCAACCCGGCAATCTTCGGCCCTATACCGGCGTATTTGTTTTCAACTCGCGGAATCCTGATTCTGTCATGGTCAAAGGCCCAAATGCGTCGGTTGGCGGGAAACTTAACGGGATCGAAACCTGTTCTCCGTCGATGAACAGCAGCAGACTTTTCGGGAAAAACGGCTGGTCTAAATGAAGTGTTCTGACGAAGGGCTAAAACTCCTGTCGGAAAGGGAGGGGCTTGAACTTGTTGCTTATCCCGATCCGGCAACAGGTGGAGAGCCGTGGACAATCGGGGTTGGTCATACTGGCGGCGTGTCCGAGGGGGATACCTGCACAGTTGAGCGGGCAATGGAATGGTTGCGCCTTGACGTTCAGACTGCGGAAAAGGGTATCAACAACTCCGTCCGAGTCGGGCTAACGCAAAACCAATTCGATGCGTTGGTTTCTCTGGTGTTCAATATAGGCTGCGGCAACTTCAGAAATTCGACGCTGTTGAAAAAGTTAAACGATGAGGATGATGCCGGCGCTGCGGAACAGTTTTTAGTGTGGAAGTACGCCAATGGCAAGGTAATGAAGGGCTTAGAAATTCGCAGAAAATCCGAAATGGAGCAATTTATGAAAGCCGGAAATGATCCGGTTCCGAAATGGAGCAATTTATAAAATGAACCCGCTATTGCTTTCTGGAATATTTGATATTGGTAAAAGTCTAATTGACAGGTTTTTTCCCGATCCGGAAAAGAAAGCGGCGGCGCAGTTGGAATTGCTGAAAATGCAGCAGTCCGGAGACTTGGCGCAGCTTGCAGCAGACACCGATCTTGCGAAACTCCAAATTGGAACGAACATCGAAGAAGCCAAAAGCGGCAATTGGTTTATTGCCGGCTGGCGTCCTTTTGTCGGTTGGGTCTGCGGCTTTTCTTTGTTTTATGTGGCAATGGGTGAGCCTGTTGCTAGGTTTATAGCGCAAGTATGGTTTGGCTATACCGGCGCATTTCCGGCGATAGATACGAACATTACTATGCAAGTGTTGCTTGGGATGCTCGGGCTTGGCGCAATGCGCTCGGTTGAAAAGGTCAAGGGCGCGGAGGATCGGCGGTAGAGGCTTTGCAGGGGTGGGTTAAAAGTCTGCCGCGATAGGTTCTGCATCTTTCCGCAGCCAGCACTTACGGCAGACAAACTCACCTTTTCGCAAATCCCTGATCTCTGCAATCAGGCGGCGCACGTGATAGGGTTGGTGTGATTGGCCTTGACAGTAAATATCAGCCCATTCATCTCCGTCAGCATCTTGGTTAAAAAGATGCTCAATCTCC